GATTATGATATTAGTAATCTTCGATTAAGATATTAGTATATGAAAAACATAAAGGTAATCGCAGACAACACAGAGATAATAATCGACTTACTAAAGATGATTCTTAACTCAGTAGCAGGAGTAATATAAAAATGAATCAAGAAAAAAATATATATAAATCAGAAATATTAGACCAAGAATATAACTTAACTACTTTTAAAGGAAGAAAAGTTATAAGATTTGATTGCGTTAAATGTAACAATAAAGGGTTCATTCCAAGCTTTAGTCATATGTACGAGGGAGAATGTTTTGCTTGTGAGGGAAAAGGCTTTATAACTAGAACTATGCAAACAATAAAAAGGTGGGAAAAAGAAGCTTTACAAGTTAGAAAAGAATGTGAAGAATTTGCATTACTTAAAGAATATACACACACAGTTGAAAGACTTACACTAAAAGAAGAAGAACTATATAGATTGAGTAAAGTAGATTGTTTAGAGGACGGACTACAAGAAATAACAGGAACTGTTGAAAACATTTACGGTAAAGATACACCATACGGTTTTGTAGTAAAAATGGTTTTAAATGTTAATGGAAACTTACTTTGGGTTAATCAAACAAAAGCATTAGAGGAAGTTACAAAAGGAGAAACAATCACAATCGACCTTGATGTAACAATGTTTAACATTGATGAAAGAAAAGGTTCAGCAAAAGCTGGCAGAAGAAAACTAAAGGAAATATAAAAATGAGTTATATATCTGAAAAAGGATTCGCTGGCAAAGTAATGAATGAAGCTTTAGCTGTTAATTACGGAAGATTTAATAATGAATCAAAAGGTAAGGAAGTAATCATTCAAGGAATTAATAATCCTAGCCAAGTTAAGCATAACGATTTGTTACTTTGTGATTTAGTAAAGATGATTGATGAAGCTTCAAAAGAACTTCGTAAAGCTAAAAGGAATAGAACAGATGTTCTTAATGAAGAAATTAAGATTGCTCAAACAAAATTAGATAGCCTAAGAAAAGAACTTAGCGAAAGAAACAAACTTGATTAAATTTATTATTCAAAACTTTTTGAGAAAAGAATATCATCACTTCAGAGATTATGTTGAGTATGATGAATCCAAAATGCACCCTTTTGATTATGGAAACAACAAAAACAAAATAGAGTTTGATAAAAGAGTTGCTGATTTTAGGAAAAAGTATTTAAACCAAATTCTTTGCACAGAGTGTTTCTATTATTATCCGAAAGAAGAAATGATTTATACTGATAAGCCGTATGTAAAATTAGGATTAGATTCAGAATATTGGTGGTATTGTTCTGATGAATGTATTGATTACAGAAAGAATTTAAACAAGTTCGTTTAGCAATGCTAACATTGTCCTATGACAGAAAAAGCTAGCTGGAAAGAGGGAAGCGCTCTTGTCCGAAACGAAAAACTTATAGATACATTACTAGATTCAATTGCGAGTGGAATGTATGTTAACCTTGCGTGCCAATCAGTTGGAATAGATACATCAACCTTATATCAATGGAAGAAAAAAGGTCAACAAGGAATCCACCCTTACGATAAAGTTTGGAAAAGATTACAAATAGCTGAAGCTAAGGCTATTGAAAGAAGATTAAATAGAATTGATGAAGCAGGTCAGAATGGTAATTGGCAAGCAGACGCTTGGTATCTCGAGAGAAGATATCCTCACTTGTTTGGCAAGAGAGATACAATTGCAATAGAATCCGAAGATAGACCTAAAGTTACGCTAAAGTGGGCAGACGGAAATATATTGGAGAATGATGAAGAAGAAGATATTAAAGTTCTTGAGACAAAAGAAGTTGTTAAACCCGAATTGGAAGAAAACAATGATTGAAGATTACAACCAAGAGTTTGAAAAGATAATAGATTTTAATGATTTAGAATATCTTGAAGATTTTGATTCTTTAAATCCTGAAGAGTTTGTTCTTCCTGCTGTTATATTTATTCCAAAAATAATTGATAATAATGTTATGTACACATCTATTCCAGTTGATGTTAATTTAGTTGAATCATTTCTTATTTGGATTACAACTGAAGAATAATGCAATCTGCATTAGAACAGACGGCAGTTGGTGGTTATGAAATTACTTTACCCGCATTACACGAAGCACAAAAGGTTGTAGCAAGTTCAGAAGCAAGATTTAAAGTATTATCTGCTGGTCGTCGTTGGGGTAAAACTAAATTAGGTGTTTGGCTTTGTCTTAAATACGCTTGGCAAGGAAAAAGGGCTTGGTGGATTGCTCCGTCTTACTCAATGACTAATGAAGCTTGGGTTGACCTTAGACAAATAGGTAAAGAGTACGGAATTGTAGTTAAAGAAGCTGAAAGAACAATTATTACTCCTACTGGTGGTTCAGTTCAAGTTCGTTCTGCTGATGACCCAATGAAATTAAGAGGTGCAGGTTTAGACTTCGTTGTTTTAGATGAGTGCGCCTTTATGAAACCTCAAACTTGGTCTGAAGTAATAAGACCCGCTTTAACAGAAAAAAAAGGTTCAGCTTTATTCATAAGTACACCTAAAGGCTATAACTGGTTCGAGAAAATCTATTCTGAAGCAAATCAGTTAGAGAATTGGGAAAGATTTACTTATCCAACTATTTCAAATCCTATTATTGACCCTGAAGAGCTTGAACACGCTAAAAAAGAGATTGGTTCGTTCCTTTTCTCACAAGAGTATGAAGCTCAGTTCATTGAAGCTACTGGTGGTTTATTTAAAGCTGATTGGTTTAAGTTTTATTCAGTTGAACAGTTCGGGAAGAAGATTAAATACAGATTAAGCAAGGATAGAACAATTAAGTTAAAAGATTGTAAGAGAGTTGCTACTGTTGACCTTGCAACATCAACTAAACAAACTGCTGACTATACAGTTATAACTTCCGTTGCGATAACACCGAACAATGAATTGATTGTCTTAGATATAGACCAACAGAGATTAGAAGCTCCCGATATTATTCCTCTATTAGAACGAAAAGTAGACCAATTTGATTTACAATATATAGGAATAGAAAAAGCAGGGTATCAGTTAGCTTTTATACAAATGGCTAAAAGACAAGGCTTGAATATTCGTGAACTGAAAGCTGATAGAGACAAAGTATCAAGAGCTTATCCGTTAGTTGCTAAAATGGAATCAGGAGATATCTATTTTCCAAAGAATGCAATGTGGTTAGGTAATGTACAAACGGAACTATTAAGATTTCCTGAAGCAGAACACGACGATATTGTTGACTCTTTAGCTTATGCAGTTTTAGAAACTAAAAGGCGAAAGACTTTAAAAGCGTGGTAAGGTTATGTACAATAGAGACGCAAGGTCTCGGTTGTGCCTTTTAGGGTTGCGTCCACAACCTTGCCCTTGCATAGAGATAGGTAATAATGGCAGAACGAAAAAGTTTTAGAGAGATAATCTCTAGCATTAGGTTTACAGATAACAGAACGAGCTACAAGAGAAGCACGGGTTATGATTTCCTTAGAGACGACCCAAACGACAGCGCTTATGGAAGCAATCTATCTTTTATTCAAGGTTATAACACAAGAGCAGGAGATTGGAATGTTGAGGGACTTGGAAACGGTCAATCTAACTCAGCAGTAGTCGCTTGCTTACAAGTATTAGGAACTTCATTCTCAGAAGCTGAACTAAAGGTTTATTTCGAAAATGAAGTAGGAGAACTAGAAGTATTTCCTAAACACCCGCTATCAAATCTATTTAAAAGACCAAATCCTTTTATGAGTGGAGATGTTGTTCAAAACTATCTCATTACAGCAATGCACATCTCAGGAGACGCTTATTTACTAAAACAAAAGAACGACGCGGGAGAAGTAGTCGCTTTATATCCTCTTATGCCTGAGAATGTTACTCCTAAAGGTTCAGAAGAAACATTAATTGAATATTACTCTTATGAGACTAATAATAAAACAGTCGCGCTTGAAAGAGATATGATTGTTCACTTCAGACTAGGACTAGACCCTAAGAACCATAGAAAAGGTTTCTCGCCATTAAAAACTATTCTTAGAGAGATATACGGAGATGAATCAGCAGGACAGTTAGCAACAGCTTTATTAGCTAATATGGGTGTTCCAAGTTTCTTAATTACTCCTAAAGATGAATACGGTTTCTCAGAAGAAGAGGGTCAAGCTATCTCAAAGACATTCCAAAGGAAAGTATCAGGAAAGAATAGAGGTAAGCCTTTAGTTCTTTCAGGTGGAGTTAATGTTGAAAAGCTTGCATTTAGTCCTAAAGACCTCGAGATAGGAGCATTAAGAGAAGAGTTTGAGTCAAGAGCTTCTGCTGTTCTAGGTGTTCCAGCTATTCTTGCGGGATTACAAGTAGGTTTAAAGAATGCTACTTATGCTAATGCTAAGACTTTAAGAGAGTTCTTTACAGAACAAAAGCTCATTCCTTTATGGAATTTGGTCGCGGGAGAGATATCTGCTCAATTATTACCTGATTATGTAGAAGCAGATAAGTTAGTTACTAAGTATGACCTTACTGATGTTAGAGCCTTACAAACAGATACTAATGAGATATACGAAAGAATGAATGTAGCTGTTCAAGGTGGTTGGGCTACTGTTGCTGAAGCTAGGCAGGCAGTTGGATTACCAATAGATACTAACCAAGATGTTTACTTATTAGGTACAGAAAAGGTTATTGTGCCTGCTGATATGTTGAAAGAACAACAGTTACAGGTAGAAACCCCGCTAGAACAACCAGTACAAGACCCTTTAGCTTCGCAAGAAGAACCTGAAACTTCCTCGCAAGAGAATGCTGAATACAAAGTAATAAAAGTAATAGAGGGAGAGTATTGCGTTATATCTGAAAGAACAGGTAGGAATATGGGTTGTTA